AATGATCGCTCTTCGTCCTCTTCCTCTTCCTCTTCCTCTTCCTCTTCCAGGATGTCATTCGAACGCATCATATCGGCCACATCGTCTTCGCTCATGTAGCACAGCGCCATCTCTGCCACAGCCTGTGCGCTGATCGAGCCTTCGTCCATCATGTCCAATAATTTAGTAGTTGCTTCACGTGTCATTTTGCGTTCCTTTTGTGTCTGTATGTGTATATTATACGATCAAGCAGCCAATCTGTCAACCAATTTGTCAACTAAGATCAACTGTGGCTTTCCTACAACACGACCGCCTTTGTTGCTGGCGTAGAGCTCTGCTATTGCACGAATGTAGAACTGCTCCACAGTTCCGTTTGGATAGACTACCGTGTATTCCATTATGCCTTCTTCATCATTCGCATCAGTTCATTGTGCAGGTAATCAACTTCATCCTGCGGCACATAGAAGTCACTACGAGGATCATAGTATGCACCCTCTTTGACATCGTAGTAGAGTGGGCGGCCGCCAATGTTAAACGGTCCTTCTAGTCCCTTGCGGGCAGTGTAACCTTGAAGCACATCGTTGACTATTCTGTAACCCATCTCGCTCTCCTTGTTGCTGTCTATGTGTTTATTATAGCGCCTTTTGGACAACCTGTCAACTAATTTAATCTAAAGCCACTCCGGGCATAGGGTTTTTACCAGTCCAGTGATCCATTGTGACACAGATGGGATGCTGATGTACTCCCATCAATGTAATTCGATCTACCTGCTTGGCCATTGCTCGGCACTGCACTTGGGTCTGGACGTACTCCACCTTTTTGTCGATGAAGTCGCCCCCCGGGGTGTTTAACATTATGATCAGCACCCAGTTCATTAGTCCATCCTCGAGCCAGCGTAGACCTTGTCCAAGCCCAACCGCTCTTTCAGCACCTTGGCGTAAGCATACGCACCTGCTTCTTTAACTGAGATGCTCTGGGTGCCGTGACCGCTTGGGTTCCAAATCTGCAGGCTACCTGTGTAGTCTTTGCGGAAGCCAAAGCTCTGAAGCGCCTTGCCCATCTTTGAGTTTGATCGCACACCGTACACGTTAACCCAAGCAAAGCCGCAGGCATCGCGCTCGCCAATCTGGGCAAAGGAAATCGCAGCCGCTGTCTGTGCGTGGAGAGCAGCTTGGGCACAGGCTTCTTGTACGGCTTCTAAGTTAAAGTCTTTTGCATTCATAGTTCGCTCCTATTTGCTGTTTAAGTGTTTATTATAACACCGATCGTCCAAACTGTCAACCAATACCCTTACTTCTTTGCGGGCTTCTGTGCTGCTTCGCTGGCTGCGATCTTGCCTGTGTAAGCACTGCCTGCCTTATGGATCAAGCCAGTTGGAGTGATAGTAACAGTTCCGCCGTTTTTTGTAGTGTAAGTCGTTTGCATTGTGTTTCCTTTTTGCTGTTTAAGTGTTTATTATACTGTCTTTTGGACAAGCTGTCAACCAAAATCTGCATCTTTTAGAAAATACTTTATCGAAGCGTTAAAAAGCCCTACAAGCGGCGATCACTGTAGGGCTTGGGTTATGCACTAGGGCAGGGCCTGCGCCTGCTGTAGACGGTTTAAACAGGTCTTAGAGGTCGAAGTACTCTGAGGGCTCAGTGGGCTCTGGAGCCAGCACACCGATCTCTTCTAACCAATCGTACACTGTCTCAATCGGACACTCTAGCATTAGAGCGATAGTTTTTGGGCGGTGCCCGTCGATATACAGTTGCTCGATGTCGTATGCTAGTTCACTCATGCTCATTTGGTTATTTCCTCAATCTTTTGTTTAGTTTTTTCATACAATGTAGGCTCAGTTACTTCTACAATCTTACTGGCGCCTTTGTGTATCGCCGAGTTTACTTCTTTAGAAAGATCTTCTACCTGTGAAGGATAGTTCTGATAGATTAGAAAGCCTAATAGGGCGACTATGATATATTGCATTATGCATACTCCCGATCTTCAATTACAGATAACATATTAGCAGGAACACGCCACGAGCCCTGGACTGTCTTCACTGTGATATACTTGATTGCGATCTTAGTAACTATACCAGTTACATTCTGTCCTGTGATTGAGTTAGTAAAGTTCACGTTAGCGCCCAGACGCAGGCTTCGCTTGGTTGCCTGTATGAGCTGCGCACGGTTCCATTTGACTGCATCGATGATGCTGGTCAGTTGATCGTTGGTCCAAGTGCCGAACATGATTGCTTGGTTGATGTCTTTGATATTCATCTTTCGCTCCTAGTTGCTGTGTGTATGTGTTTATTATACTGCCAAATGAAGCTGTTGTCAACCGAAATATACCCTACTAGCAGCGGGGTCTGTGGCCAGGGGTGTCGTTTTTATGCAACACCCCTGGCACTCTCCAGAAACTATTGCCAAAATAAAAGCGGCCCGTCAGTTACAAACTGAACAAGGCCGCTTACGGAACTCAATTAAGCCGTAGCAGAGTCATAGATCACAGTCTGTCCAAACGGACTGATCATGTCGCTACCTTTAACGATGAACAAGGTATCTGCATAGTCCTCGTCACCCCACTCACCGCAAGGGTAGCCATCAGTGAACATGATAAACTTCTTAGGCTGGATATCATTCTCTTTCATGAACTCCCAGTTCACCATGAAGTCAGTACCGCCGCCGCCCTTGGGTTCGTACTCTAACAGGTCTTCGCTGTTGTCATGTGTGATCTCTTCATGAGCATAGATCTCTGTATCAAAGCACCATAGGTTAATCTTGAAGTCTTGGTACTGGTCCATGATGCCTTTGATCTCGCTAAGGAACACAGTTGCATCTTCAACACCAATTGATCCGCTCATGTCAATGGCCACGCATACATCGATAGTCTCATCGTTCTTCATGCCTGGCAGGATAGCACCTGACATCTGGCCCTTACGGCTAGGACGACTAAAGGAGTAATCGTTGCGTACGATACTTTGGATGTTCATACGGATCAACTCACGCCAGTTCATCTTAGGCTCAGTCATGTCCTTGATCAGGCGCTGGATACCTGCAGGCACTTTGCCTGCACCAGCTGCCGCCGCTGACTGGATCATTGCCTGCTTGATCTCATCACGGATGGCCTGTGCTTCTTCCTTGCTCAGTGTAGGACGACCCTTGCCGCCCTTGCCACCATCTTTATCGCCACTGCCAGGACCTTCTTCTTCCTTGATGTGATCGTCTAACTGATCGCCCAGCATCTTCAACAGGTCTTCCATTGAGATCTTCTCAGACTTTTCCCAAAGCTCGTCGTAGATCTCTTCCCATGCCATGCCACGATACTTATTGTCTTGGCAGATATTTACTTCGGTGATCTTGTCGCCGATACGCTCGTCTACAAGGATTTGGTTCACGGCGTAGTCCTGTGCAATATTCGCCAGCTTGGCATCACGTGAGCCCAAGCGTCCAAAGTGATCAAAGATACCATGACAGATCTCGTGTGCAAAGAGGAACTCTAACTTCTTGACACTGAGCTTGGTAACGAAGTCTCGGTTGTACATGAAGTCACGACCGTTGGTGGCCGCAGTAGGGCACCAGTCGCTGGCATCAATCAGCTTCATGCGAGTTGCCATGTTGCCGAAGAACGGCGCTTTGAGCAAGAGCCCGATACGGGCAGTTGTCAGTTTCTCTAAAATTGGGTCCATCTGTCGCTCTCCTTAGTATGTGTATATTATAGCATGGGATTGTTCAAACGTCAACCACTATGTTGTTGTATTTACACCACATTCGGAATCTACCTCTTAAACCGCTTCAAAGGATAAATACTTTTATGAATATACTATGCTATCACGGATGCGGCCAGCCAGCTATCCATACAACTAAAACAAGTAGGGCAACCAAAGGCCCAATTGATCAATGTGCAGTCAGCGCCAATGCCTGCCCTGCAGTTAAGCAACGAAAGAAGTCCAAAGTTGCCGACCACACTGACGAACAACGAGCACAAGCACAGAAGAAACGTGAGGCTACTAATCTTGCCAAGTACGGGACTACTGTCAGCATAATGAGTCCGGAGATACAGGCCAAACGTCGTTCTACAATGATAGAACGCTACGGGGTCGAACACCCAACACTGAATGACGACATACGAAAAAAGGCGGCGAGCAGCATAAAGCAAGCCTTTATCAATGACGAAACCTATGCCGTTCGCATCATAGAATCTAGAAAACAGAAACACGGAGAAGAGTATGCAAGTATCACTTCAAAGACTCGTGAAACTAATGTAGCCAACGGTCGCTGGGTAGATCCTGCACTACGCACAGTGTGGGCTCAATATAAGTTCCAAGTCAAATACCTAACATCGAAACTCTATAAGAAACATAAAGATATCATCAATCCGGATGATCTTCCGATTGGGCTATGCCTGCACCAAGTTGATCATATCTATAGCATACGTCATGGGTTCGAAAACAAGGTAGATCCAGCGATCATCGCTAGTATCCATAACCTTCGAATAATGTGGCACACTGATAATAAGAGCAAGCACATCCGAAGTGATCAAACATTAGAAACACTTATGTCGGCTATAGAAAAAGGGTGTAAGCCCTGAGAAGCTTACACCCTACAATGGAAAACTGGGTCTAAATCAATTTTCCATTGCCACGAGCACATATTTGCCAAACCTACGATGAAACTCTTCGAAGCTCTTCATCTTTGTAGCATCCAACGGCAGGTTGTAGTTTGTCAACGCTGTCTTCGCACCCATCACTACCAACTCAGTTGGGAAATTGTCCATCATGTAGCGGAAGAAGTTGTCAGCACCGTCGTCCCAGTTCTTGACTTTCTTCTCTGCACGGTCTTTCAACTCGTAGCACAAGCTCACAGTCAAAGAGTACATTGCTGAGATCTCTTTAATCTGCAGGTCCTTGACCTTGCCATCAATGATGTCTTCTGGCTTGGGCAAGCGTCCTGCAATCTTGCGGTGAGCCATAAACTTCACAGCCAAGCCATCACCAACTGCACCACTGATCAAGTTAGTCAGCGTGTCGTTGTCAGTGTCGTCATCTTCCAACAGCTCGCTCACAAAGCTCCATGAACGTGGAGTAGCGAATGCCTTTGAGCTAGACTTAGGATCAAAGTCATACAGGTCTTGCTTGGCAAAGCCCACATAGCCTACGACCTCTGGGTGGATCTTGTTCAGCGTGGCCCAGTCCTGCCAGTCATCAAAGTCTACCTTTGCTTCCAAGTGGACGAAACGGTTAGCCAGTGGAGCTGGCATACGATATGTCACACCACGATCGCCTTCGCGGTTACCAGCGGCAACCAAGTCAACACCATCTGGCAGTTTGTAAGTACCAACACGACGGTTCAGGATCAACTGATAGGCCGCAGCCTGCACAGCTGGAGGAGCACTGTTCAACTCATCCAGGAAGATGATTGCGGTGCTAGTTGGATCTGTAGGCAGCTCTGCTGGAGGCGCCCACACCATAGTGCCTAGGTCGCTGTTGTAGTAAGGAATACCTTTGATGTCAGTAGGTTCCCACAGGGCTAGACGAACGTCGATGACTTCGCGGCCTGCGTCTTCGCCAATCTGCTTGACGATATCTGACTTACCAATACCTGGAGGACCCCACAGGAACACTGGGCGACGTTTCTGGATTGCCTTAGCGATAGAACGCTTGGCACTCTTTGGACCCACTTGACGAACACTAATATCTGCTGACTTTGACATAATAAAGACCCTTCTCAGTTGTTACAATTTGCTTTCTCAGTGTTAATAGTATAACACCAATCACCCTAGTTGTCAAGCTCTTTTTACAAAGTTGAGTTGGGTAGTGTTGTCGCCACGAACACTTTTAATCTTTGCTTTGATACAGATCTTAGTGCCTGCTTCTAAGTTACTATTATACCAGAAATCAACGAAGCTGTCAACCAGTTTTGCAGTAACCCTATACTTGTCATAGTCTTTGCTGTAGTAGCACTTGACAACTTCTACTTCGCCCTGGATCTTGTCTCCCACATTGCCTGTGAGCTGGGTTGAGTTGCGGATGTCGCTGGTTAGATCCTTACGCTCTTGCTCACGGACCATAGCAGCAGGCAGGCAGCTGACAATGGCAAACTCTAGTAGGTTACGGCCGGTGAACTCATCCATCTGTGCAATACGCAGAGCCTGCTGCTCGAACTCGTTGATCTTGCCCGATAGCTGTTTAAGCAGGAAGCCGTTGAAGAAGTGTCGAACTTCACGTCCTCGCTCGATGTCTGCGGCAGTAGCTTCGGTCACAGCATCTGTTCGCAGCCATTCTTTCAGCATCATCTTGTTGGCCTGTGTGATACGCTTGGTGCACTGATTCTCCATCACGTAGACATCTTCTTTGAAGTAGCCGCCGTTGACACGATCAGCTGCCACGGCCAATCCCCATACTTGATCTGCTGAATAGTTCATCAAGTGCTCCTTACCAAGCGATTGGATGTACCACATCCGTCTGTCCAATGTAGAACACACGATCAAAATTTAGGTTGCGGGCAGTGCGAGTGCTCTGCTTCAAGTAGTCATTGCCGTTGAAACGGAACATGCTGCCAATTCGTATTTGGTTGAATAGTCTGCTGTACACGGTTCGCTCCTAGTTGTTGCTGTCTATATGAGTATTATAACACTATGTATCCAAACTGTCAACCACTTTGTTGGAGTTCCAGCCAAGAAAAAAGACTGTGGCATTTCTACCACAGTCCTAAACACTGCCCCGGGAGCGACTACGGTATGTGTTTGAAACTACTTAACCCTTGATTGTATCGAGGGTATAACCTTTTGCCTTCGCGGCGTAACCCAGTGCCACGATCTCACGGCTGGCATTGCCCATTTCATATTCAGTGACCATAACACCGTTGCCTGCTTTGCGGCTCTTAGCGTAGATGGCATAACCATTTTGACGCAAGCGGCTAGCTTCTGCAGCCAAGTTACCAACGCCTAGATCACTCTTGGCCTGTGCTGGTGTTAGTTTTGCACCATTGTAAAGTGCTTGAAAGACTTTGAATGTCTTTGTATCTTTAGAAATACGTTTCATGTTTAAGTTTCCTTTGTAAAGCTGTTATTTCACAGCATTTAATTAGTATATAACACACAGCGTTGAATGTCAACCCTGCGGTTTACCAATTTACTTCTTTACAGAAACATTAGCTCGAAGGAACGCACCGAAGATAACCACAGCCAACCAAGTGCCGATAGTGTAAGGGATCTCCAATGCAGGGAACAAAGTGTTCGCCGCCCAGATGGTAATGACTGGGCCAATGGCAACCAGCACAACGATCAACAGGATACCTAGAATAATTTTAAGCATTGTCATTCTCCATTTGGTTAATTTCCTGCTGAAGCTTCAGTTCAGCGATTTCTTTGTCGACTTCTTTCTCTGCCCGTCGACCTGCTGTGGCACTGCCCTTCTTGTAGATCTCCCAATAGTGATCTTCACAGTAGCTCTTGCCGCCGATACTCTTTTTGCCGCAGAACGTGTACGGCCACGCCTTTTGTTCTGCGCCAATGAACTGACATGTTCTTGCTGGTCCAAATCCTAAATCCATTATGCGCCCCTCCGCATGATTGTGACTTCAGCCATGCTCTTCCAGTTGTTGGCAAAGCTCTTGCGCAGGTCTGCAACCTTGAGCACAGTGCGCAAGCTCAACTCACGCATCTTGGCACGGTTCTCCATAACAAAGTCTACTACCTCATCACGCTGAACTTCATTGAACTCGTAGCTGTCCAGCATGCCGTCGGCTACAATCTGCTTGATACGCAGGCACTTTTCACGATCAGTGTCCATTTGCAGATCAATGTAGTGGCAACGGCTTTCTAACGCTGCCAAGTGATCTTGCAATTTCTTAGAACGAACGTTCTCGAACTTGATGTTGGTGATAAAGATAGCACCTGCTTTGAATTCGAACTTGTCTGGAATGCCTTCGCTTCGCAGGATGCGGCTGTCAGTGTTCCAAGAGATAGTGCGCTTCTTGCTAGTGTCCAAAGCTGCTTTGAGAATGTTCAAGCTAAGGTCGTCTAACAGTACTGAGTCACAGTCATCGAACACGATAACGTTACCTTTCTCACTGTACTCGTAGAGCTTGCTGTACAGGCCAATGGCACTCATAGCACCCTTCACAATCTCATAGCGTGGCTTACGGTCACCTAGTGCATTGAACAGGTCGTCCTTGCTGAGCACTTCGTCAACACCAAAGCTCTTGCCTACGCCTGGAGGGCCTGTCACAATCATTGCACGTACATTGCCTTCTTTCACAGCACGGGTCATGTCTGTAAGTACTTCAAAGCGAGCACGTAGGCGCTCAACAATCTCTTCGTCTGTCTCTTTAGACACAACTGCATCACTGACTTTGATCTGTTCCAAGCTCTTGTCTCCTGCTGAAGTTGCTGACACATCGCCTGACACAACAATGTAGCTGTCTACACCATCACACTTGATCTTGATCTTGCGACCTGGAATGCCTGCATTGCTGGGATTAGCGCTGCCGCCTTCTACTGTAACGAACCCACCAGTGCTGCCAAACTTGAAACCATCTACAAGCTGAAAGCGTACACCGCTCATGCTGGTCTCGCGGCCACGGATCTTGTAGGTACCATCGTTGATTTGAATAACTGCTGACATAGTTTTCGCTCCTATTTGCTGTTTAAGTGTTTATTATACTGCCAAATGAAGCTGTTGTCAACCCCATTCAGTAGTACCCCTACGTACTGTAGGGTTAATAGTCGCCCAACTTCTCCACACGCTGTTGCATTTCATATGCTTCGCTAATGGTGACCCACTGATTGCGTGTACCATAGCAACGCACGAGCCAGCCCATGCTCTCTGTGAGCAAGTAGTCGTATTCTTCGCCGCTGCACAAGTCAAAGTATTCCTGGATGCTGTCGTACTTGTTGCTCTGCTGGCTATACTCGCCGCGATCACGACCATAGAACAGGCACTGTCCAGCCCACTTGGATTGGAACGCAAGGTACTCATCGCTGCCGTACTTGCCAGGTGCATCAAACGGACGCTTAATACCAATCTCTTCGCCCAGTGTACTGAGGTTCCCCAAGTCCAACAGTTGCTGCACTTTGAACGGGTCCATGTAGTGATTAGTTAGGATAGCGCCTGTGCCGGACAAATAATTATCCCAATGGCAGTAGATCTGCTCTACTGTGCCGTCTGCGTATTCTAAAGCAATAGTTCCGCGAGTTCCCATTTTCAGCTCCTAGTGTGTGTAAGTGTATATTATAGCATCAAACAATAACCCAGTCAACCACTGGGTTATTGTAACTTCACAGTGCGGCAGTGTCAACGGCTACATCTGCCAGCACCACTGTGACTTCGTAGCTCTTCTTTGCCTTGTAGAGCAGCGCTGCCATCTGTTGAGCAGCATACGAACTGTCAGCAACGATGGGCTTCTGCTGACCTTTATAGAATGCAATGTATGTACGCATGACTTAGTCCTTTGTTGCTGTGTAAGTGTATATTATAGCAGCTTTTGGACAGCTTGTCAATCAGTAGTCTGCAGAAACCCTACCAGCAGCAGGGTCATAGCTAAGGAACACTTTGTTAATCTGTAGCTTGTTGTCTTCCATGTACTCTACCTTGTAGGCAAACTGTCCACCAGTTGTGATGCCCACGAACATGCTGCGCTGGAATGCAGGACGCTTGTAGCCTGCTGCTCGGATAGCGTTGGTCAATGCCACAGCAGTGAACGTGGTCAGTGTCTTGAGAGCGCTTGGCGTGATCATATTGTCTCCACTGCGTCGTCTACCATCTTGTTGCACAGGTTCATTGTCATCATGGCCACAGTCATAGCCAATGCTCGCTCTGGACCCGAAAACTTCTGTAGGTAAGCGAACAGGTCCGCTTGAGTCTTTGGTGTGGCAAACATGCCACTGCATGGAATTGGATTTGTCATCTTGTGTCCTTTGTTGCTGTGTAAGTGTATATTATAGCAGCTTTTGGCAAAGCTGTCAACCAAAATCTACATGCTCCAGTAAAGTTCTGAGCTTGGATCGCAGCTTCTAGGTGTGTCCCAAGCAATGACCACGTCCTGTCCAGTCATCAAGTTCTTCACGGTCTTGGTAGTAGGAAACCATTCAAAGCGCCATCCGTTATCTGGATTGTACAGATCAAACAGTGCAGCAACTTCTCTGCGCATACCGTTGTCATCACGGTTGCACCACACAGTAGTAGAGAACAAGCGCTCGCCTGTCTTCTTACGCCGGTCTGCCTTGTAGATGTACATGGTGTAGTCTTGCGTCATCTTATGTCCTTTAGTGTGTTGCTAAGTGTATATTATAACAGCTTTTGGATTAATCGTCAACCAAAGACCTTACACATAAAAGGGTGATTTGAATCCAAGTGTGTTATACACACATTCACGCACGGCTGTATCGGTTGCTTCACCAAAGTCTTCGGGGAATCTTTGGGCCAAGTTGGTCAATGCAGCAAGTGTGGTGGGCCAATCATATTGAAGTATGCTGGCTTCGCGCACCACAGCTGCCACTGCATCATTGCCCGATTCTGTGTACATGGTGTAGCTGGTGTTCATTGCGGCCCTTTGGTGTGTATGTGAGTATTATACTGCTAATCTACAACCCTGTCAACCTCTAGTCGCCGCGAACATCTGTAGCACCTAAAATGGTAAGAATCCCATTGTAGAATGCCAGCACTGTCACAGGGTTATCAGCCTCGGTAATCATAATAGATGGCACGGTGACAATTGCGAGACATTATCTGTATAAGTGATCGTTCCGGACATCTGTGTTCAGTGTAGGCCCTAGTTCGCGGCGCAGCTCTACTTCGCGTCGATGGGCAGCAGCTTTGCCTCTAAGTGTTTCCCACACGTATACTTCGATCTCGCTCTTGTCTCTGAGTGTGCGCAGTGCTGCACACAGCCGCCATGCCTTGTTCTCTGTCCGGGCACGGTACCAGTGCTTGGCTGCACGAGCTAGCACTGACTTGTTCACAGTGCTTTCAGTCTTTGCAGTGACACCAATGTAGCTGGCACCACCTACACGCAGCTCATAGATGATGTGCGTACGGTCGACTCGCTTCTTACGGGGTGTGTTTTTTGTCTCCATAACAATATTATACGACACTTTGAACACTCTGTCAACCAAAAAGAAAAGCCCCTAAGGGCTCAGTGGTTATTCGTCCCCGTCCGTGTCGTCATCTGCCGCGCTGTGCTGTTCCGTGGCAGCAGCCTTCTTCTTGGGCTTGCCCCATACTGAGTAGCTGGCACCTTCCACTCTGCCCGATACATTGTTGGCGATCTTCTGAATCTTTCCGCCCTCAGCTAGAAAGGCCGCCATAGCTGCTTCGCCTGCTAGCCGTGACTCTCGCTTTTCTCTAATGGCTGCTGCCTGCTGTTCTGCTGCTTTACCTGAATCGTATTCTGACATCTGTATCCTTAAGTTAACTTGGTCCGGCGTGCAGGAATCGAACCCACATTCTAGAGGTAGAAGCTCTATGTCCTATCCGTTGAACGAACGCCGGGAAATTTGGTGGGCCGACTTGGAATTGAACCAAGACTCAACGAATCATGAGTTCGCTGCTTTACCATTAAGCTATCGGCCCTGTGTGCTATTCTTCTTGATCCTGTGCATATTGCAGCACCATCTTGTGCAAAGGTTCCATGTGGGTTTGAAATACCTCCGGCGCCGCACCAG